GTCTCTCTTCTTGCCTCCCTCCCGACCGTGTTCCCACTGATGTAGGAACATTGCAATGGTTTCATCGGGATCTAGCTGCCTACGGACAGCTAGAAGCAATGTCGAATCCGCTTTGGGCGGACCCGGTAGACAGGTGAAGATCCTGTTCGACATTGACCTTTCTCGCGAAAACGCGGGATAGGACTTGGGATGTAACCCAAGCTGGGAAGGCAAGAACCCCCATTTTTTACCAATTCGTGAACGAATAAAAGCATTCGTCCACTCAACTGAACCTCTGACCGCAGCTGCGCCGTGCAGCATACCAGAGTAATTGGTAAGAAATCCACCTCTCCGCAAGTGACGAATCTCACGCCACTTGCCCTTTGAATTCCTCAGAAATGCGGTCGAATTGATTTCGGCAATTGTTTCTGAACGAATCGTCTTCAGATCGTTTAACTTGTACCCGCTAGGGTAAGAAGACGCTTCGAGGAAAACGGTGCTAGACACAAGGGTGTCATCACCGTTCACCAGAATTGTCCCTTCTCTCCCGCCAAGCGCCCAAAGCGCCGCAAGATAAGAATGAAGAGACAATAAGGGAAAAGAGAGGTAGCTCCCCATCATCTGCCCATGCAATACTTCCTTCTCCTCTCCACCGCAATCAATAAGCGGGTGGAGTGACTGAAACGCACGAAGACGTACGGGTCCTGGAATCCGGGACTTACGAAGTAAAGTCCCAAGTATTGCCTCTGTCACTTCAAGTGACAGGTTGTCTGTGGCACTCACCAGATCTACCGAGGTCTGGCAAGGGTAAACACAGGCAGATGAAATTACCTTCTCAGTCGGAGGTCCGACAAGACGCCATGGAAGCTTCATCAAATGTGAATCAATCACTTTGTGAAGAGGCGCTAGTATTTCGACACTTTCATCATAGATTACTAGTGGTCTACTCTTCCCAGCGCTCATGACCGCCTTGTACCGGGCTCTAACTGGCTCATCGATCGGAATAGATTTGCCAGTTAAGCACTGCCGACGGAAAGATTTTCCCTTCCCCGCAAAGTATAAATCAGCACGAGGTTGATTCATACGAGCGGATGCGTTAGGTACATGACGCCAAACAAAATCGTCATAATTCCGGTCCCATCCGTAAGGGAAAATCTTAGAAACTTCCTTACGCACAAAGCGAAGGTAGTCAGAAGGTGGAGAGGGGGGTAAGGAGAAAGCGTTCGCCTCCCAAAACGAACGCTCAGTGTTTGCGCAAAGAAGGCAACCTGCAGGCAGGTTGCGCTTAATTGAAGAAACGGAATGGGCTAATTCCCATCTCTCGTGCTTGCGCAAACGTTGCAAGGTCGAAAGCCCATCCGAAGATGGTCTTTGGCGTCGGGGAAACTTGACGCTAGGCCTCTGACGACC